GATAATACAATAGATACAGTCTGTGCTAATGCAGACGGCAGTGTTGTTCTATACGTTACATATTCTCAAAAGCAAGATTTTGAAAAACTTTATAAGCTCAATTTACCTGATATTAAAAAGTTTATACGTTTATTAGAATGTATTGAAAACGATCAAATTGAACTAACTATTAATGATAACGTAATTAGTTATACGACAAGTACAATTAAGTTTAAATACTTTCTTTTAGAAGAAAGTTATATACCCCGTTGCCCGGCAACACCACAAAAAATACAACAATTAGAATATGATACTCAGTTTAATTTACCTATACAAAAATTAAATGAAATTTTTAAAGGTAGTTCAATAGCTACTGACTCTGATAAACTCTATATTTTTACAAAAGACAATAAGGTTTATGCAGAGTTAAACGATTACGAAAGACAAAACATAAACAACATTGTTTATCTTATTAGTGATAGTTATCGTGGTGCACCTGTAAACACTGCAATACCTTTAATACTTGAAAATGTAAGATTATTAGCAGGGTTAAAAGTAGATCTGTTTCATGTAAAGGTAAATTTAAATTTAAAAATCATTTCTTTTGAAGATACCGATAATAAAATGAAATTTATTTTTTCAGCCCTTGTAAAATAAAATAAAACCTCTTAAATGTTATTATGTCAAATAAACTTACAACTCTCGGATATGTTTTAAAGAGATTAAGAGATAGCGGTTATTACGCACATAAACTTTTTAATGAGTATGCTCAATCAGATCCAAGAGTATGGACAATAATGATCGATCCGGGGGTATCATCAATTTTTTGTACTTGTTATGTTAACGATTCGTTTTTTGGAGATACATATTTTGAACTCTACGACGGGGGTCAGTATATACCGGGTCGATTGAAAATCAAAACCGATTCTTGCGAAGTATTAATCGAACATCTAGTACGTTTTAATATTAATAATAAAGCACCCGGATATAATAAAAAAAATTTTAATAAATAATAATACAACAAATGCCCGGTGAACAACCTAAAAGAAGAAGTAAAAAGAAAACTGTTCAACCCGAATTGAGTAGTAATGATGCTGTTAAAGAAGCGCAAAAAACTATTAAAAATCTTTATACTGTAGAAGAAGTTATAAAAGAGGCGTTCACACGCTTTTACGACGGTGCTACCCTTAAACAACAAAAAGTAAAAGATTTAGAAAATTTAGATGTTATAGTATCCGAATTTTTAAAATCGTTTATTATTTTAGGTTATGATTTTAATGGGGAAAAGGTTCATATTATGCATGCTGGAAACCCTTTAGATAGAGATGCATTAATAGAGCACTTGCGTACAACATTTATTGGTATAATTAATGGTTAGTGAGCGATGAAAGTCAAGATGAATTAATAATAGAAAACCCCATTGACGAGACTCAGTTTTACCGCGGGGATAAAAAAATACCAAAAGAGGATGCCCAGTTTACCTGGACACCCAAAATGGTTAAGGAAATAAAAAAATGTCAAAAAGATATTATTTATTTTGCTGAAAATTATTTTTATATAACAAACCTGGATCGCGGTAAAGAAAAAATAAAACTATACGTAAAACAAAAACAAATTTTACGTTCACTAATGAGTAATCGGTTTGTTGTTGTTTGTTCATGTCGACAAGCAGGTAAGACAACCCTAATGACAATTTATGCTTTATGGGTTACTTGTTTTACAGATGATCAAAGAGCTGTTATTGTTGCTAATAAAGAACAAACTGCTATTAATGTGTTTAAGCGTATTAGAACAGCCTACGAACAATTACCCAATTTTTTAAAACCTGGTGTAAAAGAGTATGGTAAAACGGGTTTGACCCTTGCCAATGACTCGAGTATCGGTATTAGCACTACAACATCAACAGCAGTTCGTGGTGAATCTATTAATTGTTTAATAGTGGATGAAATGGCGTTTATTGAGTCTCATCTTATAGATGAGTTTTGGAAGTCAGTTATACCGGTTATTTCATCCGGTAAAAAAACTAAAATATTTGTAACGTCAACACCAAACGGAACTAATAATAAATTTTACGAGGTTTATTCAGAAGGAGAAAAAGAAAAAAATAGTTGGAAAGCTGAACGTATAGATTGGTACGATGTACCTGGTAGAACTGAACGATGGAAAAAACAAATGATTGATGCTTTAGGTTCTGAAGAAGCATTTATGCAAGAGTTCGGTAACACGTTTTTAGATGCAGGTAACTCGGCAGTTGGAGCTACAGTAATAGAACGTTTTAAAACGGAAAAGAAACCCCCGCTATGGCACTCAGAAGATAATACATATCGAGTATATGAATATCCCGATAAAAATAAAATATATGCAATAGGTGTTGATGTAGGAGAAGGAATTGGAAGAGCGGCATCCGTCGCACAGGTTTTTGATATTACGGACTTAACTTGTATAGAACAGGTGGCAGTTTACGGTACAAATTTAGTTGAACCATATCATTTTGCAAACTGCCTGTTTAACTTAGCTAATCAGTGGGGACAACCTCCTTTATTGGTTGAAAGAAATAATTGCGGGGCTCAAGTTATCGATGCTTTGTGTTATAAACACTCATATGAAAAAATTGTAAGCTGTTCAAAAGTAGGCAATCTTGGTGTACAACACAATACTAATAGGCATCTAGGTGTTTTAAGTCATAATAATTTACGTTTTGCGGGAGTTGCAAATATGAGATATTGGATCAACTTTTTGCAAACTGTTCGAGTTAACGATGTCGATACAATCGGGGAACTCGAAACATTTATTCGATATCCAAATGGCACTTATAGAAAGCGTAATGACAATTTTTATGACGATAGGGTTATGTCGATGGTTTGGGCACTGTTTATTTTAGAGCCTGAAATTTGTCAACAATGGTTCCAAATTGAAGAGTACGATACTCAAAATAAACCTTTAAAAATAACACAACTCGAATACTTTGATACTCTTGATAATTCTTTTTATACAATAAAAGATTTAAATAATAATATACCAGTTATAAGTCAAAATAATGAAACACAAACACCTTCATACACACCAATTATAACTGAAGACGAATATGAAAAATATTTTAACAATTCCGATATTTACGATTTACAACAACAAGGATGGAAAATGTTATGAGTAACCCGACTCAGCAATCTGTTTTAAACAAAACTAATAAAGATAAATTTTTATTGGTTTTAAACTTACCAAAAATATTTCGCGAACAAAGCGCTACTGATCGCGAAATCAGCATTGACCCTTTACAAATAAGTGTTTTTGGAACCGTGGTACCAACCATACAGGTACCAGCAAACGAAGTTAGATTTGCAGGGCAGTCCTTAAATGTTTCAAGTCATACGCGACCTAATTATGCTCCCATAACAGTAAATTTTGCTGTTGATAATGATTTTCGAAATTATTGGATTCTTTGGAAATGGCTAGATCTTTTAAATTCAGCACGTGGCGGCTTATATCAAGGAACAAAAAGCCCTAGTATAGAAGACCCGGGTATTTTACCTATTAAAGATAGATTACAAAATTATGGAATGTTTGAATACCAGACTAATTTTTCAATATTTGCTTTGAATGAATACAATGAACGAACTGTTGAATTTAATTATTATAATGCTTTTTTAACAAGTCTAGGTGGTATAGAGTATAATTATAGAGACTCTGACATTATAAATACTACTGCAGAATTTCAGTTTGGTCAATTCGATATCAAACTTGCAAAAAAAGAGCACATTTAGAATAAATAATAATATAATATATGGCACGCACAATTAATTCACCAGGTGTACAGATTACTGAAACAGATCTAACCTTTAATACACAGATCGCAGGAGGTACTTCAATTTTTGCCATGGGGTTTGCTCCTCAAGGCCCTACAGATGAAATTATTTCTATAACCTCAATTTCAGAATTAGAACAAGTTTACGGAGTACCTGAAACTCCTGCTGAAAGATATTTTTATTATTCTTGCCGAGAAATTTTAAATTCACCTTCAACATTGTTTACAACACGTCTGCCATATGGATCTGGAGCAGGAACAGGGTTTACAGATGCTAAATATTGTGCAACATTTTATCCTGTCGCATCAGGAGAAAGCGGTTTTACAATCGGGGAACCGCAATTTGTTGAGCTAGATGAGCAAGAGTATAATGATATTCGTTCAAATAATGTAACGTGGTCTGTTTTACCATCATCTTTAGATAGTGTAACATCTTTAACATTTTCTAATAAACAAATATCAAAAGATGCAGGTATAATTATCCTTAATACAGCTCAAACAACGATAAACGATCAGTTAGAAGGTTATTACCTCGCTATTACTGATAATTCAAGTTTTGGTCCGGGATCCCAATACAATTCAGTACAAAGTGTCAAGAGTGTGACTCGTAGCTCAGCTGCATCTTATACATCGATTCCGTCGACAAGATTTTCTTTCTTCCTATCAGGAGACGGTGGTACAACTACCCCTGATAGTGTGTCTGAAATTATCGAATCTATACCAACATATGATTTCGGTCAAGAATATTTTAATGACTGTGTAATTGTTTCTCTTTTTAAATTAAGAACCTCTATTTACGAGCCCCAAGCATTAGCAATTTCAATTTCAGAAGCTCATATTGGTTCTTTTGACTCTAAAAAAGAGACAGTTGCAAATGTAGGTGGTATACAACGTTCATTCTATCTTGAAAATATTATAAATAACAACTCTAACAATGTTAAGATGTTAATTCACCCATATATTTCAAGAATAACTCAATGGACAAGCACAGCATCTGAAAATCCAAGCAAAACTGTTAGAATGGATACCAATGCTAAATCTTTATATAGTACAGGGGTATTCGCAAACCCATATGATGACACCTCAAAATATGTTGGCGATGTTTATAGAAAAATAGAACGCGGATTGTCATTAGTTGAATCTCCTGAAATTTTAGATATTGATCTCATTATTGACGCTGGACTAACCACTATAGCAGCAACAACAAGTGCAGGATCATATACAGATAATCAGTTTTTTACAAGAGAAACTTTAGACAGTACAACAAGTAATATTGCACAAGGTTGGTTAAAGACATTTAAACTATTCAACAACCACGTACAAAACGTACGTAAAGATTGTATGTTTATCGGTGACCCACTTAGATATATCTTTATACAAGGTGAAGATACGAAAGTTATTGAACAAAAAACTAAAAACTTCACAAACGATATTTTTAATCCACTAAAGAAACATTTTAGCACCGTTAATTCTAATTACGCTGCAACCTACGGTAACTGGGTCAAGGTTTACGATCCATACGGTGATAAAAATTGCTGGATACCATCTTCGGGCTATATTGGAGCCGTATATGCTCGTAATGATGCTGTTGCTCAGCCGTGGTTTGCTCCAGCAGGTTTAAATCGCGGTATAATGGGTAATATCATAGATTTAGGTTTCAACCCCAATCAAAAACAAAGAGATAGCCTATACACTATATCAATTAACCCGGTTGTTTATTTTACAGCTGACGGACACACAGTGTACGGTCAAAAAACATTACAATCTAAACCATCAGCATTTGATCGTGTTAACGTAAGACGTCTATTTTTAACTTTAGAAAAATCTACACTACGCGCTTTAAGATACTTTGTATTTGAGCCTAACACAATCTTTACACGTACACGCTTAAGAAATACTTTAATACCTATTTTTGAATTAGCTAAAAATACAGAAGGTTTATATGATTATCTAATCGTGTGCGATGAGCGCAACAACTCACCTTCTACAATTGATGCTAATGAGCTTAGAGTAGATATTTACTTAAAACCGGTACGCGCTGCAGAGTTTATTTTAGTTAACTTCATTGCAACACGCACAGGTCAAAGCTTTGAAGAACTTATACAATAAATAATTTAAAACTATGGCACAAAATATATCTGACTTTTATAGAACAGTACAACAAAGAGATTTCGCACGTCAATTTCAATTCCGTGTTGTACAATTAGCAAATACAAACTTTGACGAGTCTCAGTTAATATACGCTGAAACAGCAACATTACCAGGAAGAGCGATAACTAATATACCGGTACCATTTATGGGGCTACAGTTCAACGTGCCAGGTACTGCCACATACCCGGGCTCTGACGCGTATGCTATAACATTCCGTTGTGATCAAGCCTACAACATACGGGCTATCTTAGAGAACGCAACATTTAATACTTTTGATGATGGTACATCAACAGGGGATTATAATATCGCTCGTAACTCTTCAGTTATTACTCTAAACCTTCTCAACAAGAATGGCAATACAGCTAGACAATACACTCTTTACGGTGCATATGTCGTATCAGTAGGTGAATCATCTTATAATCTAGGGGATAACGGCACAATACAGACGGTGCCCGCCACACTTGCTTATCAGTACTGGAGAGTTACTGGTAACGTTTAATCTTATAAGAAACCAAATCTTATAATAAATATTATAAGATGGAATTTACTGAACAAATACCTACCTTTTTAGAGGGGTTTTTAAGTCGTCCTGCATATGCTTTACCGAAAGGTGCCCAGTGGGTAGTTGATTTTGAAAATTTAACTGATGTTCGAACTGCAATAGTTGAAACAATTAATAATGAACCAACCAAATGGAATCTCGAACAGTCTTTACAGTTTTTAGTACAAAATGCAAATATAGCCAATAAAGGGTGCTTCTTTTTACAAGCTGTATCTATACCAGAAGAATCAATGGTAGCTAACCCGGAAGGCTTACAATACAATCATTACCTAAGAACAATAACAGGTCAGGGGCGAAATCCAAACACCGGTCTTCGCATGACGTTTTTAAATACTAATTTAAGTTTTGTAGAAAATGTAATTCGCCCTTGGGTAGTTACGACTGCTCGTCTCGGATTGGTAGCTCGCCCTCAAAATCAAACATACCGTCAACGCATAACTGTATATAAACTTGGTTTTCGAAGTTCCTTTCAATCTCCTTTTATTTTAGAAAAGTATACTTTTCATGGCACGTGTCCTATAGAGGTCAATTCAGAAGAATATAATTACACGACTGCAACTACCCCCACATTAAGAGAAGCTGTTTTTACATATCATTACTACGATATCGATACAAGCAACGCTACGGGGTATTTAGTAACTGACGCTACTAATGTACCACCACTACCACTTTCCACACCTACAAGAGGAGCTAATGTATTTACTCCTTCCATACCTGGAAGTGATCCTGATCCGAGATACCGACTTTCTTAAGTTACAGTAGATAAAGGTTTTATTCTATCATAAGTGTTTCTTATGAGATTTCAAAGTACATTAGAACTAATAGATAAAACTACTATTATTTGTAATGAACTATCTTTAAAAGAGTATCGTAATTTTTTAAAGTGTTTTGTTGGCGATGAAATAGACTCTAAACTCATATACTATAATGCATGTAGTTTACTTAGCAATTTAACCAATAAAACAATTCTTGAAATTGAAAAGTTGTCATTTATAGATTTTTTATTAATATTACTACATACGCGAATAGTTTCAATTGGCAGTAATATTTCTTTTAATATCAATGAAAATGATATGCAGTTAAAAGTGGACTTAAATCTATTTAAAGTCATCGATACACTTAAAAGTTATATACATAATATAAATTATAATTTTTATACTACCCAAAATTTAAAAGTAAAACTAGGTCTACCATCTATAAAAGATATCTTTGAATTTGAATCTCCAAATAACTTTTTATTACCAGTATTTTTTATAAAACAAATTTATATAGATAACAATTTAATATCATTCGAAGATTTTTCGATTCAAGATAGAGAGCAAATTGTACAAAGTTTACCTACAAAAATTATTATTCAACTTAATCAGTTCACACAAAAAATTATAGAGCAACTTAATCAAAGTAATCTTTTAGACAGTGTTTGTTCTAAAAATTTTACTAAAGTTTTACCAGTCACCCTTAATACTGAAATTATTTGTTTTATTATAAAACTAATTTTTAATACAAACCTTGAAAATATATACGAAATGCTTTTTATATTATCTAAAGGAGTAAATATGTCAGGTGAATTTTTAGATAGCTGCACCCCAGGTGAATTTTATTTATTTTTCAAAAAACTTGAAGAATTAAATGCTAAACAACAAAATAAAACTGAAAATAATTTTTATCCTGACGAACTACCAGAACAAGTTTCAGAGAGTGAGTTTGACTTGACATCCTAGTATAAGCTTTATAAATAAAAAATATATTATGGAAGAATTAAAAACTCAAAATATTAGCGATGTTTTAAAACTTTTAAAACAAGCCGACCTAACTGATACATTTGAAGTATACGTTCCCTCACAACAAGCAAACATTAAGTTTAAACAACTAAACGCAGAGCAATTAAAGCGTTTATTAAAAACGGTTATAGACTCCCCGATTTACAATACCGAGTTTATCACAACTTTTAATACCATTATAAAAGAAAATTGTATTGATGAAACTGTTAATATTAAACAACTTACAGTATTTGATAAACTTTTAATTTTAGTTAAGACCCGGATTGAAAGTGTATCTCCAGAATATAAGTTTCTTTTTTCTAAAGAAGAAATTGACGAAAATAAAATAACAAATTCTGAATATACTGTAAACATAAAAAATGTATACGATAACTTTGTTCAAAATCAACCTAATTACCAAGCAAGAGTATTTACACATAATTCATATACCCTAACATGCTCATTACCAACCATTGATACGGAAAATAAATTAGAATCAGAGCTTCA